AAAATAATAGTTATGTTTTGGTTAGTTGAAAATAATAAACAGTTAGATACATTAAAAAGTTATTGTAAAGGAGATGCCTTTATTGAAATAATTCCCTATAGTAATGTAGAACATCCAACACAAAATGAAATTTGTGCTGTTTATATTAGGCCGTTAAATTCAACGAAAGGGTATATGGTGGCCATATCCCATAGTGAGACATCTTTAATTGATTTAAACGCGCTAAAATGCGTTATATCCAATATAAATAATGTGTTTGTACGTGATAAAAAGGAGTTTCTTCATTATTTGATATTACAAAACCTTTTTGACACAACATTAAATGGGCCTACGTATATACCAGAATACACTAAAACACATAGTTATTTTTACAACAAATATCCTAACAAAAAAGATATAAACAGAATAATACCTATAGTTAAACATTATGAGTATTGTGAGAAATTATTTAATGAATTAAAAGAAAGAATAAATGAGCCAATCAACGAATTTTACAACACAAAAGCCACAGTGGTTTTCAACGCCATGGAGCAAAGTGGTATACGAATTGACAGAGAAAAATTTGAATCGCATTTTCACCCTATCGATGGAGAATTCACCTACACGCAATACAACTTTAAAACCACCACAACAAGACCCTCAAATAAATTTGGAGGAGTAAATTATGCGGCACTTAATAAAGAAAATGGGTGTAGGGAAAGTTTTATCCCTAGGAATGACAAGTTTATTGAGTTGGATATTAGCGCTTATCATCCTACTCTTTTGGGTTTGTTGGTGGGTTATACATTTAGCGATAGTGATATCCACAAAGAATTTGCAAAAATGTATGGTGTGGATTACAAAAAAGCTAAAGAATTAACATTTAAGCAACTATACGGAGGAGTTTTCCAACAATTTAAAGAGCTGGAATTTTTTAAAAAAGTTCAAGCATATACGGATGATTTGTGGGATAAGTTTCAAAATGAGGGATCAATTAATTGTCCTATTTCGGAGCATGTTTATAAGAAAGAAGAGTTATTAAAAGAAGGTAATGAAATGAAGCCCCAAAAGTTATTAAATTATGTCCTACAAAACTTGGAGACAGCAATGAACGTTCGTATATTATGGGAAATATTTAAATCATTAAAAGGACGCAAAACTAAGTTAGTTTTATATACCTATGATTCATTTTTATTTGATTTTAAAGAGGGTGAAGATGATTTAATGGTTGAAATTGCAAAAATAATTAATAATAATAAGTTACAAATAAAAGAAAGTTATGGAAACACCTACAATTTTAAATAATAGGGTCAATATGTATACCGTAGACGATTTCTCTGAATTCGCTACATTAAACATAAAAGATTTGAATAATAAACTATTTTGCACGTTCACAACATTAGAGGAATTAGACCCATTAATTAATAGGTTAACTTCTACGTATTCTATTATGTACAACAAAATCTTTGTTTTGCATGTTAAGAGTAATAATGAATATGTTTGCACATATAACATTGATCAAGCAAATCTAAGCACATTACCAGATAATACTATTTTGGTACATAGAAAAAAAGAATCAAATACACTATATACTATAAATGCCTTGAATGAGTTAATTAAAAGGTTAAATGGTGGAGTAGTTGATACTAAGTTTCCTATTACTTGGGAACATTACAGAAATACTATACTATTAACTCAAAGAGATGAGTTAAAAGAATTAAAGACAAAAATTTACAAAATTCTTGAAGTATAGTTAGGCTAATCGAACATTCGTTCGTATATTAATCACAATAATAAACGTTATAAAACAATTAAAAAGTTATCTTTATGGATTTAAATGCAATTAAAAATCGCTTGGATCAAATGAACAAGCAAGCTACCTCTAATAGTGGAGGTGGAAAGTCACTATTTTGGAAACCATCAGTTGGTAAAGAAGTAGTTAGAGTAGTACCTAATAAGTACAACAAACAATTCCCTTTTACAGAAATGCTATTTTATTATGGTATTGGTCAGAGAGTGATGGCATCACCTCAAAATTGGCAAGAAAAGGACCCAATTCAAGAATTTACAAAACAACTACGTAATAGTGGTGATAAAGAAAATTGGAGACTTGCTAAAAAGTTAGATGCTAAAACTCGTATTTTTGCTCCTATTATAGTAAGAGGACAAGAAGATGAGGGTGTTAAACTATGGCAGTTTGGTAAAGAAGTTTATCAAGATTTCCTAAATATGGCAGCTGATGAAGAAATTGGTGATTACACGGATATTGTAGGAGGTAGAGATATTAAATTAACTACAGTAGGACCTGAAGTAACAGGAACTCCTTACAATAAAACATCAGTAGGACCTTCTTTAAAAACATCTGCACTAACAGGTGATGATGTTACTGCTAAAAATCTTCTAGAAAATCAACCAAACCCACTTGAGGTGTTTAAAAGATTTTCATTTGATGAAGTTAAAGCTGCTTTGCAAGAGTATTTGTCAGATGGTGAAACTCAAGTTTCAACAACCACAACAACAACTACAGCAACTCCAGCACCAGTATCGAATAATTACTCATTAGACACTAACAAATCAAAATCTAAGGCAGATCAATTTGATGATTTATTTTCAGATGATAAGTCTAAAGGAGATGATTTACCGTTTTAATAAATAAAATATATGGCGAGAAAGAAAAAAACACTAGGGGAAGCAGTCTCTAAAGAAATACAATCAAATTTCAATTTAGATGCTTTTAAAACTAAAAAAGGTTTAAAATCTAATATTAAATTTAAGGATCAAGACTGGATTCCTATTTCGTCAGCATTCCAAGAGGTAACTTCAATTCCAGGTATTCCTATGGGGCACATTGTGCTCCTTAGGGGTCACTCGGATACGGGTAAAACAACAGCACTTTTGGAAGCAGCTGTATCAGCTCAAAAAAGAAACATTTTACCTGTTTTTATTATTACAGAGATGAAATGGTCTTGGGATCATGCTAAAATGATGGGGTTAGAGGTTAATGAAATTAAAGATGAAGAAACCGGTGAAGTTGAAAATTATGAAGGTAATTTTATTTATGTAGATAGAGAAACTATTAATTCTATAGAAGATGTTGCTGGATTTATTTTAGATTTAATTGATGAACAAAAGAAAGGTAATTTACCTTATGATTTATTGTTTCTATGGGACTCTATTGGATCAGTACCTTGTGAAATGTCTATTAAATCTAATAAAAACAACAATGAATGGAATGCGGGTGCTATGTCAACTCAATTTGGTAATAGTGTAAATCAAAAAATCACATTATCAAGAAAAGAGTCATCACCTTATACTAACACATTAGTTTGTATTAACAAGGTTTGGACATTAAAGGCTGAATCCCCTATGGGGCAACCTAAATTAATGAATAAAGGTGGTTATGCTATGTGGTTTGATTCTACATTTGTAGTAACATTTGGTAATGTTATGTCAGCAGGAACCTCTAAAATTAAAGCTATTAAGGATGGAAAACAAGTTGAATTTGCTAAAAGAGTAAATATTCAAATTGATAAAAATCATATTAATGGTGTTACTACTAGAGGAAAAATTGTTATGACTCCTCATGGGTTTATATTAGATAATGACAGAGAACTTAAAAATTACAAAGATGCTCGAAAAGAAGATTGGGCTGCTATTTTAGGTGGAGGTGATTTTAGAGTTGTAGAAGAAGGTCAGTCATTTACTGACATAACATCTTTTGAAGACGAGCCACAATAAATTTTGATCCCCGGGGTATTGTTCGTATATTCCGGGTATAAAAACACAATTATGAAACAAAAAGAACTATTTAATCTCTTGGATGGTATTCAGGAGCAAGGGGAAGAAACTGTAAAAAATGAAAGAATATTGTTGATTGATGGTTTAAATTTATTTTTCCGCAATTTTGCAATGATGAATATGGTTAACCCTGATGGAGTACATATAGGGGGTTTAGGTGGTTTTTTTCGTTCATTAGGGGCAGAAATTCGTAGAATTGATCCTACACAAGTTTACGTTGTTTTTGATGGAGCAGGATCAGCTAATAATAGAAAAAATATATTACCTGAATATAAATCTGGAAGGGATCTCCAACGAATTACTAATTGGGATGCTTTTGATGATTTAGAAGATGAACATGATGCTAAAGTAGATCAAATGGTTAGGATTATACAATATCTAAAAACACTACCAGTTAAAACTTGTAGTATAGATAAAGTTGAAGCTGATGATATTATTGCTTATTTTAGTAAAGTAATCCCTAAAAAACCAGAAGATAAGGTATTTATAGTTTCTTCTGATAAAGATTTTCTTCAATTAGTAAATAAGAATGTTATTGTATATCGTCCTATGGAAAAAGAATTTTATACTGAAGAAACTATACAAGAAAAGTATAAAATGTCTCCTAAGAACTTTATTTTACATAAAACTTTATTAGGTGATAATTCAGATAAAATTAAAGGTGTTAAAGGATTAGGTGCTAAAGGGTTATATAAAAAATTCCCTGAATTAATGGAACGTGATCTTACACTTGATGACATATATAATATATGTGAATCAAAGTTTAAGGAGCATGTAGTATATGCTAGAGTAATTCAAAACTTTGATGATTTAGAAAAAAATTACAAAATAATGGATTTAGATAATCCTATGATTAGTAAAGATGATGAAAAATATTTAGATGCGGTTGTTAATTCAGAAGTCCCTCCGTATATTCCAGATCAATTCGTAGCATTCTATAATCAAGATAAACTTGGGGGTATGATACGAAATGTTGAGTTTTGGGTAAAAGAAATTTTTGAAAAATTAGTTATAAAAAAATAAGTTACATGACATTAGTAAATTTAAACCATTATGGTATTCACTTTCAAATTAAAGCAATATCTTCGTTGCTTACACATAAGCAATTTTTAATTAGTATACATGATGTGTTAAGTGAAGAATATTTTGATAATCAAGCACATAAATGGATTATTAAAGAAATATTAAGATATTATGATAGATATCATACTACCCCTTCAATGGATATTCTTAAAGTTGAGGTAAAAAAAATTGATAATGAAGTATTACAACTATCTGTTAAAGAACAACTTAGAGAAGCATACCAAGCTTCTGAAGAAGATTTAGAATATGTACAAGAAGAATTTTCAACATTTTGTAAAAACCAACAACTTAAAAAAGCATTACTTAATAGTGTAGATTTACTTAAAGCGGGTGACTTTGATGGTATTAAACATTTAGTAGAGTCAGCATTAAAAGCAGGAAATGATAAAAATGTAGGACATGAATATAATAAAGATATTGAAACTAGATTTAGGGAAGATGCTAGAACTACTATTGGTACGCCTTGGCCTAAAATTAATGAATTACTACAAGGTGGATTGGGAAATGGAGATTTTGGTCTCATATTTGGTAATCCAGGAGGTGGTAAATCTTGGTCGTTAGTAGCATTAGGAGGTTATGCTGTAAAAATGGGTTATAATGTAATTCATTATACTCTAGAATTAGGAGAAGCTTATGTAGGAAGAAGGTATGATGCTTTTTTCTCACAAATACCAGTTGATAGAATTCTTCAGAATCGAGAAAAGATTGAGGATATAATTCCTCAATTACCTGGGGAATTAATTATTAAAGAATTTCCAACAGGAAGAGCAACTATGTCTACTATAGAATCACACATATCTAAAGTAGGAGATTCAGGAATTAAACCAGATTTAGTAATTATAGATTATGTTGATCTCCTTAGCACAAAGAAAAAAACAGCTGATCGTAAGGGTGAAATTGATGATATTTATACAAGCACTAAGGGATTAGCTAGAGAATTAGATATACCAATTTGGTCTGTTTCTCAAGTTAATAGAGCTGGTGCAAAAGACGACATTGTAGAAGGAGATAAAGCAGCAGGATCATATGATAAGATTATGATTACTGATGTCTGTATTTCCCTTTCAAGAAAAAAAGCAGATAAAGTAAATGGTACAGGAAGATTTCACATTATGAAAAACAGATATGGTATTGATGGTTTAACCTTTGGTGTAAAAGCAGATACATCTACAGGTCATTTTGAGGTTATAGATTATGACCCAGAAGACTATGAAAAGGAACCTACTCAACCTATAAATGGATTTAATAATGACCTAGATACTTTTGATAAGCAATCATTAAAAAATAAATTTTTCGAACTTAATAAATAAAAACATGGCAAAAACCTCTTTACTTAAAGAAAGGGTGGTATATAAACCTTTTGAATACCAAGAAGCATCTGATTTCTGGTTAAAACAACAACAAGCACATTGGCTTCATACAGAAGTACCTATGATGAGTGATGTTAATGATTGGAAACAAAATCTATCAGAAACTGAAAAAAATATAATTGGTACTATATTAAAGGGGTTTGCCCAAACCGAAACAGTAGTAAATGATTACTGGTCAACTTTAGTTACAAAGTGGTTTAGAAAACCAGAAGTAATTAAAATGGCTGTTACATTTGGAGCTTTTGAAACCATTCATGCTGAAGCATATAGTTTATTAAATGAAGAATTAGGTTTAGATGATTTTAGTGAATTTTTAGAAGATGAAGCTACAATGGCTAAAATTGAAGCATTAACTACCGTAAGAGATTCTCACGATGGTACCCCCAATTGGCATGAAAGAGCAAAATCTTTAGCAATATTTTCAGCATTTACAGAAGGTGTAAATTTATTTTCTTCATTTGCTGTTTTATTATCATTTAAATTAGATAATAAGCTTAAAGGTGTAGGTCAAATAGTAGAATGGAGCATTAGAGATGAATCTTTACATTCAGAAGCTGGGTGTTGGTTATTTAGAACTTTAATGCAAGAACATCCTGAATTTAATACACCTGAGTTAAAAAAAGATATTGAAGAAGCAGCAAAACTTTCATTAAAATTAGAATTAGATTTTATTGATAAAGTATATGAAATGGGTGATTTAAAAGGATGTCCAAAATATGATTTAGTATCATTTATTAAACATAGAGTAAATACTAAAATGAGTGATTTAGGATATGGGGCAATTGTTAATGGTATAGATCAAGAAGCAGTAAAAAGAATGAAGTGGTTTGATAGTTTATCTGCAGGAAAACAACACACAGATTTTTTTGCAAATAGAGTTACTAATTATTCCAAAGGAGTTCAAGATTGGGATGCTAATTCAATATTTTAATTTATGGAAAACAACGCACTACAGGTAGATTATAGTCAATGGGAACCCGGAAAACAATATCCGGAATGGATGGATGAAATTTCTTTAGCTACAATTAGTAAAGGATATTTACTTCCAGGTGAAACAGTTAAATCAGCATATAGGAGAGTAGCTAATGCAGCAGCTATTAGACTTAAAAAACCAGAACTATCTAATAAATTTTTTAAAATAATGTGGAATGGTTGGTTAGGTTTAGCATCTCCTGTATTATCAAATATGGGAACAGATAGAGGCTTACCAATATCATGTTTTGGTGTTGATACACCTGATTCTATACGTGGTATAGGGTTAACTAACGCAGAACTAATGAAGCTAACAGCATCCGGTGGGGGTGTAGGTATTTCACTATCACGCATTAGAACACGTGGAAAAGAAATTACTGGAAATGGTAAAAGTGAAGGTGTAGTACCTTGGGCTAAAATATTTGATTCATCAATAATTGCTACTAATCAAGGTAATGTTAGAAGAGGAGCAGCATCTGTTAATTTAGATATTGAACATGGAGATATAGATGAATTTTTACAAATTCGCAGACCAAAAGGAGATCCTAACAGACAATGTCTTAATTTACATCAATGTGTTGTTGTAGGAGATGCCTTTATGAGAAAATTAGAAGCAAGAGATCCTGAATCAATGAACAGATGGGCTACTGTTCTTAAATCTAGAATGGAAACAGGTGAACCTTATATAATGTATAAGGATAATGTTAATAAAGATAATCCAATTGCTTATAGATTAAATAATTTAGAAGTAAGTATGACTAACATTTGCTCTGAAATTACATTATTTACAGATGAAGAACACTCATTTATATGTTGTTTATCTTCTATGAATTTAGCTAAATATGATGAATGGAAAGATACAGATGCAGTTGAATTAGCTACTTGGTTTTTAGATGGGGTAATGCAAGAATTTATAGATAAATCTAATGGTAAGGATTCATTAAGAAGAACCCACCAACATGCTAAAAAAGGTAGAGCATTAGGTTTAGGTGTAATGGGTTGGCATTCATTTTTACAACAAAAAGGATTACCATTTAATTCTATAGCATCAACAGCTCATACCCATAATATATTTTCAGATATTAGAGGCAAAGCAGAAAAAGCATCAATGGCTTTAGCTCAAGAATATGGAGAACCATTATGGTGTAAAGGAACAGGAATGAGAAATACCCACTTATTAGCAATAGCCCCAACAGTATCTAACTCAGTTATTTGTGGTGGTATTAGTGCAGGTATTGAACCTTTACCTGCTAACATTTATACATTTAATGGTGCTAAAGGTACCTTTATAAGAAAAAATAAAGTATTACAAGAAATATTATTAGCTAAGGGAGAAGATAAAGATAAATGGTGGGATCAAATGCTATCAGAAGATGGATCAGCACAAGGCTTACCAGATAATATTTTATCTCCTGAAGAAAAAGAATTATTTTTAACATTTCCTGAAATTAATCAATTAGAGCTAGTTAGACAAGCAGCTATGCGTCAAAGATATATAGATCAAACTCAATCTTTAAATTTATCATTTGATCCAAGTGATTCACCAAAATGGATTAATCAAGTACATTTAGAAGGATGGAAATTAGGAATTAAAACATTTTATTATTTAAGAACTGATTCCGTTATTAAAGGCGACTTAGGTTCTAGAATGGCAGATTGTATATCTTGTGATGGATAAATAAAATAATATAGTTATAACCAATAATTTAATAAAACAAATAAACAAACAAATGAAAAAACTATTGACACTTTTAATTGCATCTACTTTATTAGTAGCATGTAATAATACTAACAAAAAAGCAGAAGTAAAAACAGACCCTGCTAAATTTACTTTAACAGTAATTAATAATACCGATCAAGATATGAAATGGGAACAAAGTTGGGCAATGACAGGACCAGATTCTGGAGTTGTAGCAGCTGGTGATACTGTTGAATTATCTTCTAATGAAGTTGATTCAGATCATATTAATGTTTACCCAATGCCTCCTAAAAGCGTAGATCAACCAAACCCTGGAAATGGGACGTTTAATATGCAATATGGTTGGGATGGACATATAGCACGTGTTTATTGTGATAATGTGTGTAATAAAGGATACCCAACAAAACAATTTAATTATGAAGGTACAAATTGGATATACGTAACTGAATGGTTAAAGGATCCAGCAGTACAAACTAACACAACAAATACAGTAACTATTACAACTGAAGCATATACACCTCCAGTAGTAGAAATAGTAAAATAAAATAAAAAAGAAAAATTAACTATATTATTAAGAGAGGTGCATAAGCACCTCTTTTTTTATATTTATCATTGAATCATTAAAATTAATTATTATGGCAATATTTGGAGTAATTTGTTTAATTGTATTAGTAGGAGCAGCAGTTCTTATTTATTTACAAAAAACAGGGAAAGTAGGCGATAGAGATAAAGATCTTATCCCTGATGTAGTAGAAGATACAATTGAAGAAACTCAAAAAAGAGTTAAAGCAGTTAAAAAAGAAGCAAAGCAAGCAAAAGTAGCAATTTCTAAAGCAGCAAAAGAAGTTAAAGATGTTGCTAAAGCAGCTGCTGGTAAAAGAACAACTAAAAAAAGAGGAAGAAAACCTTCAAAAAAATAACAATTAGTTTTAAAATAGTTTTAATAAAAAAGTTTATAATATTATGAATAATTTAAAATCAAAATTTATGGCTTTTAAAAACATATTTAAAGATAACAATGACATTAATGAAAAGAGTGTTATTGGATTTATGTCATTTTTAGTAATGATAATATTTGCACTAGTAGACCTAATCACAGGATATTTTCAAAAAGGTTTGGTAATTAATGAGTTTATATATGAATCGTTTTTAATAATAACCTTAGGGTGTTTTGGCATAGCAGGGTTAGAAAAGATTTTTGGGAACAGACAACCTAAAAACGAAGATAAAAACGATAATATATAAAAAAATGAAAAAAATATTTTCAATCCTATTATTATTAATAGGAACTCAAGTACAAGCCCAAGGTTTATTAGATTCATTCTATCAAGATTTTTTAAAATATGGAACTGTTTATGGTGCAGGTGAAATTAGAAATTCAGTTGTAGCATCATCTCCTTCTTATTTTGTTAGAACTAATCAAGATGGATCATTATATTCAATACCTGATGTAGTAGATAATACCCCATCATTTCCTTTTGATTACAGATATGGTTTTGGTATTAGAAAATTGGCAAGATTTGATTATGAAAGAAAACCAAAAAACTATTATGACGGCACTGAACAACAATTAGCATTTACAGCTCCTACATCAGCCGTTACAGGATTTGAATACCAATTCCATTTAGAAAAAGAAAGATGGCAAGGTAGAAAATTTAATAACCATAGATTTTTCTTAAAACATACAGGTAAACATCATATAGTAAAAGCTGAAAGTAGAGAAGTTGGTAGAATAAATTTAAAATACCAATCAGCAGAAGCTAGAGCAAGATTACCTATTGGTGATAAATTTTCTATATCAGCAGGAGCAATATTTAGAACTCATGATAGACCTTATGGGTATAATCCTATTGAAATATGGTTAAATGAAACTAACGACTCAGGTTTTCCTACTAATTATTGGTATGAGTTAGGATTTGAATATGGTTATGATGACATTTTTTATGAACAAACAAGTACTGATCCTAATACAGGAGAAGAAGTAATAACACAAGATTGGTGTTGGGTAGATTCTAATGGTGTAGAAGTTGCTCATTCTGATTTAGATTTTAGGGAAACAATATTTCCAAGTTTAATGAATCGATATAATAATGAAATATGGAGTCAATTAGATAGATTTGGTGAAGTTGCTCCTATTATAGGATTTGATTTTTACCATTATAAAAATAATTTTTGGCTACATGCCTATGGTAATTATATTTTACCTTATCACAAATATGTTATGGGTGATGAAGAAGTATCCTATTTAAATAGAAATAATTGGGGCAAAGGTGGATTAGTACAAGATTCAGATTTAGAACAATGGAGTGATTATTCTTTTGGTGCTAGTTTTGGGTGGAAAGTAGGTAAAAATCTTGGGGTATTTGTTGAAGGTGAATATAGTAAAATGTGGGATAGTAAATTATATCAATCTACTTTTGGATTGAATTATACTTTTAGATAAAAAATGGCAAAACAAATAAACGAAGAAACAAAAGTAATTTTAGATTTAAAAACTATTGGATTAGTTTTAGTAGGAGTAGCTACAGTTGTAGGTATGTGGTTTGCATTACAAGCTGATATACAAAAAGCAAAAGAACTCCCAGTACCTCCAATAGATCGAATTGAATATGATTTAAAAGATGAATTAATTCGTCAAACCATTATGGATACACAAGATGATGTTGAGTCTATACTAGAAGAACTAGAAAAAATAGATCAACGTTTATATGAATTGCAAAAACAAAGATAGTATGAAAAATTTATTTTTAATATTTTTTCTTTTAATAACAATTCCTGCTTTTTGTCAACAATGGATTAGTGATAATGATTTTAAAGAAAAAGTAACAGGTTATGGGGCATTTGATGATCATTCTGACCATGATGTAATAGTAGTAGAATTTTGGGCAGAATTTAATAAAAATAATGCATTTAAAGATTGGAAAAAAATTGATAATTTAGATGGGGTTAAATATTATCATGTAGATATAGCAAAGTCTCCAAAACTAAAAAAAGAATTAAGGATTAGAATGGCACCCACCATTCTTCTTTATATTCGAGGGGATGCATATATAAAATTTACAGCCAAAGCAGGTTTAGATTTATTATGCCCTGTAGATTACAATAAAATGTTAAGAGCCATTGAAGTAGTTAAACAGGAGTCATCTTACTAATATTTATAATTAAATATAATATAATGGTATTAAAAGTAGGTTCAAAAGGGAAAGAAGTTAAAGAATTACAGCAATTTTTAAATATTGTAGCAGATGGTATATATGGCCCTGGAACAAAAGCAGCTGTTAAAAAGTGGCAAAAGGATAATAAAATAGAGGATGATGGGATAGTAGGTCCTATAACTTGGGATTTAATGGAGTTATCAGAAGCAGATGAACCTTTTACTACTGATGATTTTGAAAGAATTTTTGAAACTTTTAATGGTTTACATATCCATAAACACTATCTTCCTTGGAATGAATATAAACAAGGTCCTGTAAAACCTGAATATGTTTTCTTACATCATACAGCAGGATGGAATAATCCTTTTAGGACAATTGATCATTGGGGGAGAGACAATAGAGGAGCTGTTTGTACAGAGTTTGTATTAGGAGGTCAATCCGTAAAGGGTAATGATGATCAATATGATGGAACATTAGTTCAAGCATTCCCAGAAGGTAATTATGGATGGCATTTAGGAAGAAATGGAAATCAAAAAATGCATGTTAATTCTGTAGGGATTGAAGTAAATAATTTTGGGTATATAGTAGATGGTAAAACATATGCTGGTACTAGAGTTGTTGAAGACCAAATTGTAACATTAGACAAACCTTTTAAAGGACATAAAACATGGCATAGATACTCAGATGCCCAAATTGAAGCCTTAAGATTATGGATATTATATATTGCAGATAGGGATAATATTGATATTACTAAAGGATTAGTTGAAGAAGTAAAAGCTAAAGGAGCTGATGGGTTTTTATTTAACCCAGATGCGTATTATGGAAGAGTTAAAGGAATGTGGACACATACTAATACCAGAAAAGATAAATATGATATGTTCCCTCAACCTGAATTATTAGAAATGCTAGTAAATTTATAACAGAATGCAAACAAAATTATTAATAGTGGGAGTAACATCATTTTGCACATATTTGTGTACATATTTCTTAAATTTATCAATGGATAACATGGAACAATATTTAGCTGTAGCAGCTGTATTGTGGTTAGATGGAATCTTTGGTATTTGGGCAGGAATAAAAAGAGAAGGCTTTAAAACATATAAAGCATTAAAAATAACAAAAAATACATTTGTTTGGTTAGCTATTTTAACAGTTATATTAATGGTAGAAAAAGGATTTTCTGGAACAGGTTGGTTATCTGAAGTAATTATCGTACCGTTCATGGTATTACAATTAATAAGTGCCCTTAAAAATGCATCTATGGCGGGTTTAATTAAAATTGAAGAATTAAATAAAATATTAGATCGTATAGATAAGCATAAGGGTTTTAGAAAATAAAAATTATGTTATGTGGTCTAAAATTCAAAAAAGAATATTTCCTTTTATAATAGCATTATCAGCTTTATCAGTATCAGCATCAGCAGCGTTCTATTCTGTTAGTGGTTTAAGTAAATTATTTGCAGGTGCAGCTTTTGCAGTAATAGTAATGGCAGCTTCTTTAGAAATTGCTAAATTAGTTATAGCATCTTTACTATATCAATATAGAAAAACCCTTCCTAAATTATTAAAATATTATTTATCTTTATCTTGTGTTGTATTAATTTTAATTACTTCAATGGGTATTTATGGTTTTTTAAGTGCAGCTTATCAAGAAACTGCTGCAAAAGCTGGAACAATTGATGCCCAAATTGTATTAATAGAAACCAAACGGGACAATGTTAAAGAACAGTTAGTGGTATATAACGAAGAAAAAACATCTATTAATGGGGCAGTGGCTGATTTACGTGCTGGTTTATCTAACAATACTATACAATATAAAGACAAAGAAACTGGTCAAATAATTACAACAACCTCTAGAGCAACTCGTCAAGCATTAGAAAAACAATTAGATCAAGCTATTGAACGTCAAACCCAAATTAATGCTAAGGTAGATGAATTAAATACTAAGTTATTTAATTATGAAACTGAAATAGTAGAAGTAAGAACAAGTGACGCTGTATCTAGTGAATTAGGCCCTTTAAAATATCTATCAGGATTAACGGGGACCTCAATGGATAAAATTATTAATTGGTTATTATTAACCATTATTTTTGTATTTGATCCTCTAGCAATTGCTTTAGTAGTAGCAGCTAATTATGCCTTTGACCAAATACGACCAAAAACCAAAAAAAACCTTTACGGGGAAAAAGTAGAAGTTAAGAAAGAAGATAAAAGTGCTAGTCTTGAAGTACAAGCAAAACATACAGATTGGGAAGAAGAAACACCTACTCCAAAACCAGCTCTTCCTAAAGGATATGTTCAAAGAGATATAGCAAAAGAACAAGCAGCAATTGAAAAAATATTTAAAAGAAAATTAACACAGTGGGAAATTAGAGATTTACAAGAAAATAAAGATATTCAAATCTTTAATGATCCTAAAAATAATGATGATAATATAATAAAATACTAAAAGTTATGCTAAGTAAACAATCAATAAGAGGTAATGTAAAAATTCATATGAATAGAGAATTAATTACCGATAAAGAGGTTTTAATTAAAGAAAGTGAATCTTGGACAGATCACCAATTAGACTTTTTTAAAAAAATGCTTAAACAAGGAGGAAATTTTGCTATAGGCGGAAGAAAATTCTTTATTATCCCAAATGGGGATAATCGCTCTCTTATGTAAAATATTTGGTATTCCTAAATACCTTTCGTATATTCACATTATGAATAAAGAGGAAATACAATTAATTATTAATGAAGTTTATCCCAGAATTGAAAAATATTATGGATATTCTAAGTATCATAATTGTACTCCCTATGTAGAACTCCATCATAATATTTATATTAGATTAACCGGAGAGGCTTATGACGAAGATATCTTATCAGAAACTGAATGTAATCCTGATGCTGAGTTTGATAGACAAGAAAATACAATAGTAATTTATTGGCCTAAAGCAATAAATAAAAAATGGATTATACAAGCTTTAATTCATGAATATCAACATTATCTCCAATCTCCTATATGGTTTAAAAGATATTATAAAATGGGTTATGAATATGATACTCATCCTTATGAAATAGCAGCAACTAAAGAAGAAAGCAAGTGGAAGACATTCGCGTAAATATTTGGAAAAGCTAGAAAGGGTTCGTATATTTACAGGGTAAAAAGGGTGCAAGCCCAATAAAAAATAAAAGTTATGTGTGGAGTTACGTGGTGCAATAAAGAAACAGAATTTTATAATAAGTCACAAAAATACAAATATTGTTCAGATCATATTCAATATAAAAAGTATGCGGCAAATGCCCCTTCAAGACCTCACTTAATGTATAAGGTTGAGAAAATTTTAAAAGGTGAATTACAATGTGAATGTTGTGGTTATAATGCCAAATCATATTTCCCAGATAGACCCACTAAACAACTAGCAGGGTTATTTGATGTAGATCATATTATATCAGATATAAAACATACATTAGAAGGGGAACAACCAGAAAATTATCAACTGTTATGTAAACAATGTCATATTTTAAAATCATATGATAGTGGTGATTTTATTTCAAAAAATAATAGAAAATAAATTAAAGACTCCCGCGCAGACATTTGGAGAAGCGAGGGAGTGTTCGTATATTTACGGGGTAAAACGGGTGCGAGCCCAAGTATTAATAAAAATAAAGGTTATGTTAAAGAAAATTGATTTTAAGTATTTAGTAGGAGCAATAGGTGCTTTTGCAGTAGGTCTAGGAACAATGCATGGTGTTGTTCAAAATTACATTCATTTTGCGGGTATTGACAATGAGATGGGATTTTGTGTTATGTCATTTATGTTAGGTAGTTTTTGTTTAATGGGTATTAAAAAATAAATTATGGATATTAAAAAACAATTACAAAAAGGTAATGTAAAATTTACAGTTGAAGGTATTACTACTTACTGTAAAGGAGAAGATGGTGAATATGGAATGAATCCAAAAATATTTACAGTTACTAAAGATGCTGGATCTATTTATGCTGAATATAGTGGTATGAATGTTACTAAATGGGGTCCTACCTGTGTTACATTGTATACTTTTGATATTTTAGGTAGAAAATCAGTAGGTAAAATAAATTATAAACAAATAAAAATAAAATAAAAGTTATGGCAAAATTGAAAAAACAATGGTTAACACCTAAATGGTTAGAAATTAAAGCAATGTATGAAGAAGGAACTAATGGGTCTAAAAAATACGGAACTAATTTCCCAGTTGATGGAGAATTAAATGAGTTATCTGATAAATTTGTAGAACTTTTAGGTGAACTTACTCGAAGACTTGGGTGGGGTTGTGTAATTGAAGAAGTACATATGGATCTATGGAAGGAAAGAATTTGGTCAGTAATAGAAAATGCAGGTCTCCTTCCAGAAATTGCTTGGAGAGATGATCAAGCAAAAGATGAAGAAATTGCAGCTAAAAAATTAGAAGAAGATGAGGATAGTTATGATTTTAATGACTACGAGCCATCAGATGAAGAAATTTTAAACCAAAATTATTAATATGTCAGAAATAAAAACAATAGAAGATGGTTGGGATTGTGTCCCAGAATTAAAAGAAGTGGTTGAAAAAATTGAAGAATTAGATCACTATAAATATGAGATTAAAAATTGTGTTAGAGAAGCAGAATTAGATCATATGGTAGTTGAAATGAAAGAAATGATGGAAGAAGCAATTGAAATGCTTGATAATATTAATACAGATAGAGAATTTATAACAGTAGATGATGATGAATAAAGAAAAAAGATATGTAGTAAAGATGGATATGTATGTCTATGCTGAAAATGATTATATGGCTCGTAAAAGAGCTCATCAAATGAAGAAAAAAATTGATGAAAAGTATGGTGGTGGAGTTGGTATACTAGAATTAGGTGAACAACCCTTTGCTTCTTTTGATTACAGAAAATTAGAAGACCACTCAGAACCTATTAATAAAAATAAAAAAGAAGAATTACCATTCTAATGAAAAAGAAAAAAGGAGTAAAACTAGAAAAGGTACAATTAACCCAACAAGAAATTTGGGATAGTTTAAGAGTACCTCCTCCTTTTAAAAGTAAAAAAAATTACGTTAGAAAGAAAAAACACCCCAAAAAGGATTTGGAGGAGTGAATTATAGGTCGTATATTACGGCAAAATAAAAGTTATATGAATCTAGGTTACGCGTGTATCAACACAGCACTCAGTGCAAATAAAATTATGACAAATCGAACAATGCGTCGAAAAACATTTGATGCTAAAGGTATTGATTATGTCTCTGATCTTGCATTACTTAATGTTAAAGATCTTAAAACAATTGTCCAGTGGAATAATGAGATGGGAATAAAATTATTCCGTCTTTCATCCCAAATATTTGCTTGGTCAGATGAATACAAATTATCCGATTTAAAGGATTATGATGAAATTTGTAGTATGATGTTAGAAATAGGAAAGATTGCAACAGATGCAAATCAACGTCTTACTATGCATCCTGGTCCTTATAACTGTTTAGCATCTCCTAATCAAAAAGTTGTTGAAAAAACCATTCGTGAATTAAATTGCCATAGTGAGCAGTTTAATATGCTTGGTTTTAAACCATCAAATTATAATAAAATTAATATTCATGTAGGGGGTGCTTATGGTGATAAAAAAGGAACATTAGAGCGTTTTTGTAAGAATTTTGAGTTGCTTAATGATGATACTAAAAAACGTCTCGTTATTGAAAATGATGACAGCCCAAACGAATACTCAGTAAAAGATTTATTTGATGGTATTTACCAAACAATTGGGATTCCAATTACATTTGATTATTTTCATCATAAGTTTAACACTGGTGGTTTGACTGAAGAAGAAGCATTAAAAATGGCTGCAATTACATGGCCTGAAGGAATTGCTCAATGTTGTCACTACTCAGAAAGTCGTAGAAAAGAAAAATTAGATGAGTCAATTCGTCCTCAAGCTCACTCTGATATTATTTATGAAAAGATACAAACATATGGTCTTGAACCAGATATTGTAATTGAGGCAAAATTAAAAGAACAAGCAATTTTTAAAAGAGTAATATAATGGCTAAATTAACAAGAACAGTAAATTACGCAAACTTCAGATGGGAAGAATATGTGTTAACAGAAGAAGAATTAGTAAAGTGGAAAACAGGTGATGAAGATATTCAACAAGATATTATAGATGATGCTGATTGGGATCTAGTAAGAGATAAACCAATTGATGATTATGGTGACGTAGAATTTGTAGAAGAAGACTAATGGTAGAATTTATTAGACACGCACTTGGACTTTGTGGTGAACATTGGCATCCTAATATTTGGACTTTTCTTTTAGGTGGACTTGGTCTACAACAATCCTTTTCGTATATTAAATACAAAATAATAACATATGGCAATAAAAATAAGTCACGAGACACCAATGTGTCTACTAGACGATAGTTTAAAATTTAATGATTATGATTATTGTCTTCCCCATTTATTAGATGAGGAGCCTAAATATTTAGAATATTTTAGAAAGGCAAAAGCAGCAGGACGTTATATTATAATGGATAATTCACTTCATGAATTAGGAGAAGCTTATGATAGTTCACGTCTTATATATTGGATTAATGAATTAAAACCTAATGAATTTATAGTTCCTGATGTTTGGGAAAATGCAGAAGAATCTATAATAAATGCTACTATTTGGAATATTTATGACTTTCCAAAAGAAGTAGAAAAGGTAGCAGTAGTACAAGCTAAAACTATACATGAAGCCTCTGAATGTGCTAAAGCATATAAAGACTTAGGATATGGTAAAATTTGTTTTTCATATGGAGCTTCTTATTATAATGATGTTTGTCCTCATCCAAATAAAGATTTAGGAAAAGCATTAGGTAGACTATATGTAATATCAGCTTTAATGAAGATGGGTGATATTAAACAAGATGATAGAATTCATTTATTAGGATGTGCTGTCCCCCAAGAATTTGGTTGGTATAAAGATATTAATTGTATAGAATCAATTGATACATCAAATCCAGTAATGGCTACCTTAGAAGATATACAATATAAAGGTTATGGTCTGTATAAAAAACCAAAAGCAAACATGAATGATTTTTTTTATATGTTAAATGATCAAGTTGATTTTGATCTTTTGGATTATAATTTAAAAATGTTTAGAAAAGTAAATAATTTATAACAACGTTAGCCTATACGTACAATACCTGGCAAATATAAAATAAATAAAATGACACAATTAGAAATTCCTGGTTTTGAAAAACCAAAACACGCAGTAGTATCACTTTCAGGTGGTATGGATTCAAGTACATTATTGCTTAAATGTCTTGATAAATTTGAAACAGTAACAGCTTTATCTTTTGATTACGGTCAAAAACATAGAGTTGAACTTAAAAGAGCAAGAGCATTAGTAGATTATTTAAAAAGAAATGGTCATGATGTAACTTATGAAGTAATTAAATTAGATGGATTAGTAAAATTATTAGACTCAGCCTTAGTTGAAGGAGGAGATGAAGTTCCAGAAGGACATTATGCAGCTGAAAATATGAAAGCTACGGTAGTACCTAATAGAAATAAAATATTTGCTTCAATATCTCAAGCAGTTGCTTTATCTGTAGCAAATCGAACAAAAGAACCAACTTCAATTGCCTTAGGAATACATGCCGGCGATCATGACATTTATCCTGACTGTCGACAAGAATTTAGAGATGCAGATGATAAGGCATTTAGAGAAGGTAATTGGGAGGCTGATAGAGTAGGATATTATACCCCATATCTTAAAGGTGATAAATTTACTATTCTTCAAGACGGGGAGATATTATGTGATAAATTAGGTATTGATTTTGATGAAGTTTATGCTAGAACCAATACTTCATATAAACCAACTCCTGAAGGGTGGTCTGATTATAAATCAGCATCTTCGGTCGAAAGAGTAGAGGCATTTATTAAATTAGGAAGACCAGACCCGGTACAATATGCTGATGAAACTGGTCCTGTTGATTATGAAATAGCAAAATCTTATGTTGAACAAGTATTAATAGCGTATGAACAAGAATAAATTAGAAAAAATCCCAGATCCAAAACTTCACCAACAAATAAGTTTTTTTAAATCTGGTGTAAGAATTGCAGGATATTTCTTTATTCCTTTTAATTTGGTTGCTGCAACTGCTTTACTTATATTGAGTGAAGTAATAGGTATAATTGAAGAATTAGTTTAATTAATAATAAATAAAAATGAAAAAAATCTTATATTTTTCGGCTGCATGGTGTGGGCCTTGTAAACAATTAGCACCAACTATAAATAATTTAGTAGCAGAAGGATTCCCTATTACTAAAATAGATGTAGATTCTAACCCAGATTTATCAGCTCAATATTCAATTAGAAGTATTCCTACTATGGTTGTGCTTGATGAAAATGGTATTGAAATAAATAAAGTAAGTGGATCTAGATCTTCTAATGAAATTAAAAACCTTTTAAATTAATAATATGAAATATGCAAATAAAGATGTAGCAATACATTATTTTACAAATCCAGCAATGGAAAATGAACCTCTAGGAAAAATTGTTGATGGTGTTATGCATCAAGTAGCTAGAGTAGTCCCAACAAGAAAAGTTAATACTGAATATGAAGCAGATTATACTCATAAAATGGGGGCAAAAGAAGTACCTTCTATTATATTTACAGATACCTCAGGTACTAAAACACATCTTTATGTAGGTGGAAATCAAATGAGTACTATATCTTTAGAGGGTGTTACTAAAATATTAGATGATATTATAAACTTTAATACAAATAACTATAATGGGTAAATTTCAATCAAGTAAAGTATTTGATGGATTTTCAACAGTATTCCGTCAATGGAAAGCAAAAGATACACATTGTAGGTTTGTTCATGGTTATGGTATATCATTTAAAATATATTTTGAAGGTGAATTAGATGATAGAAATTGGGTTTGGGACTTTGGTGGAATGAAACGTGCTAAAACTAGAATTGATGGGTTACAACCAAAAGCATGGATGGATTATATGTTTGATCATACTATGGTTATAGCTGAAGATGATCCTGAAATAGAAGCCTTTAAACAAATGGATAAAGCAGGAGTAGCCCAAGTAAGAATAATTCCAGCTACTGGTGCAGAAAAATTTGCTGAATATATTTATAGTAACATAAATGAATTTGTTAAAACTGAAACTAATAATAGAGTTAGAGTTACTAAAGTTAAATTTATGGAACATGGTAAAAATGCTGCATATTACAGCGAATAAAAGTACAACAGTGAATGAAAAACCACTTAAAAAAATTAACGAATGCATAAACAATTGAAAAGAATCGAAGATTACGATAAGAATCTCCCTATCGTAGAAATTTACACAGCAGTTCAATCAGAAGGATCTAGAGCTGGTTATCCTACAGTAGTTATTAGAACAACAGGTTGCACCCATCGATGCTATTTTGGCGAAGGTGGATGGTGTGACTCTTGGTATACCAGTATTCATCCTGAAAAAGGACATTTTAACTTTAAGGACATTATTGCAATGTACAAAAATAATCCTCATATAAAAGAGATGATGTTAACAGGGGGTTCGCCTACTATGCATCCAGCTCTAGTAAATGAATTAACACACTTTGCACATGAAAATGATATATTTATTACTATTGAAACTGAGGGATCTCATTTTCTCCCCACAGATTATCCTATTAATTTGTTATCTATTAGTCCTAAGTTTTCTAATTCTGTTCCACAGTTAGGAGTTTTAACCCCTCAAGGAAAAGAAACAGATGAAAAAATGATTAAAACACATAATAGGCTTAGGCTTAATTACGATGCAATTAAACAATCAATAGCTTATCATTCTGATTTTCATATTAAACCTGTGTGGGATGGTAAAGATCAAGATGCATTGGCTGAAATTATGGATTGCATAACTCAATTAGAAGTCAAACCAGAAAAAGTTTGGTTTATGCCTGCTGGGGATTCTAGAGAAGCATTATTTAAATCTTATCCTGTATTATTTGATTGGGTTAGGGATAATGGTTATAGGATGACTTGGAGACCACATATTATAGCTTTTGAAGACAAAAGAGAGGTCTAATGAATAAACAAGAGGCATTAGAAGTATTAGAAGAAATAACAGAAAATATAAATGTATGTTGTGCTATAACAATGGAACCTGATGAAGTATTAGTATTAATAGATAAATTAAAAAAATATATAGAAAATGTATAAATACAATGCAAAATTAGATAGAGTTGTTGATGGAGATACTGTTGATGCCCTTGTAGATTTAGGATTTAATACTTGGAAAAAAGTAAGAATTAGAATGGTAGGAATGAACGCTCCAGAATCAAGAACTAGAGATTTAGAAGAAAAAGCAAGAGGGATTGCTGCTAAAATTAGATTAGAAGAATTACTAGAAAAAGGATCATTTATCTTAGAATCCCAAGGTGTTGGTAAATATGGTAGATGTTTAGGAATTATATTTGTTAATGAAGTAAATGTAAATAAACAATTAATAACTGAAGGACATGCTGTAGAGTATAATGGAGGTAAAAGATAAGAATTTATGGTAAAAACAGAAAATAAATCATTTCTTAGTTGGGATGATGTAGAGGTTTTAGTAAAAAAGTTATGTGATAAAATATTAATTTCAAAGTTAGAAATTAAAGATATTTGGGGGTTACCTAGAGGTGGATTAATTCCTGCTGTTATGGTTTCACATAAATTAGGAATCCCAATGACTAAAGGCACAATAACTCCTGATACATTAATTATAGATGATATATGTGATAGTGGTGTTACATTATCAAATTTTTACAAAACTTATCAAGACGAATTTGCATTTCCTTTTAATTTAAAAACAGCATGTTTACATTATAAACCTCATACATCAGTTTTTGAACCTACTTTATTTGCTAATCAATGGAGTAGTAATAATTGGATTATTTATCCTTGGGAGAGAAATGATGCAGAAGCAATTCAAGATTATAAACTATAGTTTGGAATTTCACCAAATTATTCGTATATTATATTATATAAAAAATTAAAAATGGCAGAAAACAAACGAAGAAAAATTCACGAAGAATTAGAAGTTGTACAAGAAGGTTTTGCTAATGGTGTAGCACCAGGATTCCCTTTAAAACAACAAGAAAAAGATAAAATGATAGACCAAGCTGAAGAAGCATACGGTCAGTTTTTAGATGCTTTAAAATGTGATTGGAGAAATGATCCAAACTCAATGGAAACCCCAAGACGTGTAGCTAAAGCATATGTAAATGATTTATGGGCAGGTAGATATACTGCAATGTCTCCTATAACATCATTCCCATCTGATGGTTATGATGGTATTGTTATTGAAAGAAATATTCCACTTACCTCAATGTGTTCACATCATCACCAAACAATTGGAGGAGTAGTTCATATTGGTTATATTGCAGGAGATGAAGGTCAAGTAATTGGTTTATCTAAATTAAATAGAATCGTTGAATTATTTGGTCGTAGGGGAGCTATTCAAGAACAATTAACATCAGCTATCCATAATGCTGTAGATAAAATTACTGAAGGTAATAAAGGTGTAATTGTTACTATTGTAGGCACACATAACTGTGTTAGTTGTAGAGGTGTTAAACATCAAGGAGCAGCTATGGTAACAACCAAAGCATCTGGGGTATTTAGAGAAAATGATAATTTAGCAAGAAAAGAATTTTTTGACAGTCTGAAGATTAATAACGGAGGACATAATATTTAAATAATAATAGTTATGAGTAAAAGTAATGTACCATTTGTAAATGAAGTAGAGGAATTTAATTCCACTATGGGTAAACCTAATAATTATGAACCAACAATTCCAGAAAAAAAAGAATGGCAGTTTGTTTATGATTTTATCCTTGAAGAACTTGAAGAATATAAACATGCCTGTGAAACAGGAGATATTGTTGAGATTCTTGATGCTTTATGTGACATTGCCTATGTTTCATTGGGTAACGGAACTATGTTACATGGTCTTAAGGATAAGATATGGCCAGCGTATCAAGAAGTACAAGGGTCGAATATGTCAAAGGCTTGTTCAAGCGAAGAGGATGCACAAGCGACAGTGGAAAAAAGATCAATTGAACAAAAGGAACCGTGTCACTATGAAAAAGTTGGCGATTATTATATTGTCTATAGAACACGAGATAGGAAAGTAATGAAAAATGTTAAATATTATAGACCAGATCTAAAACAATTTTTTACTAAAGAAGAATTAAAGAATGTATAAAAAGGCATTTGCAAGACGTCTTAAAGATAATAAGTTTTTAATACATTTATGGGAAGATCAGGGTTATTCTAAAGTAGAATGGGATAATCAAGCTTATATTGAATGTCATGAAGCTGATGCCCAATTTACGGGACTAAATGGTGAACCCCTTAAAAAAATTAAAAACTATAGAAATGATACTCCAAAACTTCATTTCCATGATATGCCCCCCTATCAAAAATTTCTAGTTGAAAAATATGGAATTAATGATGAACCCTCTTCGACCCATAGAGAAATATTTTTTGATATTGAAACAGAAATGGGTGATGCTCTTACAGAAGAATATATTAAGTCAGCACCTAAAAAAGTAACATCAATAGCTTGGTATGATAAACAAGTAGATTTGTGGGGTATTGTTATTTTAGATCCTAAAGGACAATTAAAACATACTAAGGCAAGAAATAAAGAAATAATTCCTTGTAAAACAGAAGAAGAATTACTAGCTAAATTTCTAGAATTATTTAGGGAAATGGATCCTGATATTATAGTAGGATGGAATAGTGATTACTTTGATGTCCCTTATTTATATTATAGAATGTGTAATGTATTAGGAGAAGATTTTGCAAGACATTTATCTCCTATTGGTTATGTAAGAGAAACACCTTGGTTTAAAGACCAATATATTCAAATAGCAGGTGTTGAATCTTTAGATTACATGAGACTACATAAAAAATTCAGTTGGGCAGATGAACCTTCTATGAGGTTAGATGCCATTGGAGAAAAATATGTAGGGATGAATAAAATAGAATATGAAGGTAATCTTGATCAATTATTTGAAACTGATATTCATAAATTTATTAAATATAATTTTGTTGATGTTGAGATATTAAAAAAACTAGATGAAAAGTTAGATTACTTAGCATTAACTAAAAACCTAGCACATAAAGGTAAACATAATTATAGTGAGGTTTATGCCAATACTAAAACACAAGATGGAGCTATTTCGGCTTATCTACTAAGTAAAGGTATTATCCCTCCTGCAAAGGAACGTAATCCAATTTCTAAAAAGAATTATGCTGGTGGGTATTTATTTTGTCCTAAAGCAGGAATTTATAATTATGTTTTTGATGAAGATTTAACATCACTATACCCTTCAATTATTATGACTATTAATATTGGTAAGGAAACTATGGTTGGAAGAATTATAGATGCTGATGATAGAAATAATCGTTTGGGTTTAAATGATTTAAAATGTAGAGATTATGCTGAAGAGTTAATTGTTGAAAATTTAAAAAGAAATAGAACAAAAGTTAATATAGGTAGAATTGTTGCAATGGTAGAACAAAACGATTTATCAATCTCAGCAAATGGTGTTATGTTTAATACAGATCGTGAGTCAGTATTATCTACTATTTTAAAAAAATGGTTTGATGAAAGAGTTGAGTATAAAAACGAAATGAAAAAAGCATATAAAGATGGAAATAAAGAATTAGGTGCTGCTTTTCATATGAAACAATATACTATGAAGATTTTACTTAATTCGTTATATGGTGCTACTGCTTTAGGGTCATTCCGTTATGGGAATGTTATATTATCTGAGTCTATAACGCTTAGTGGACAGCGAATTATACAAGAATCTGCATTAGCAGCCAATAGACATATGAATAAAGTTATAAAAGAAGGATTAGAATTATGAAACATTTAGAAGATACTCCATGGTGGATTTGTGATTCAGATGATACAAATTATGTAGCATATTCAGATACAGATTCAATTTATATACATGCTGAACCTTTATTAAGGCATTTATATCCTGAATTTGAAACTATGCCTAGTGAAGAGAAAGATGATAAATTAGAAAACATTGCTTTAAAATATCAGGATATTATTACTGATTCCTATGACTCATTAGCCACAAATTGCTTTAATGCTAAAGGTAAACATAGATTAGAAATGAAAACTGAGTGTGTTATTCGTTCAGCTTATTTTAGAGCTACAAGACGTTATGCTCAATGGATTACAAAGCAAGAAGGTATTGTAAAGGAATCTCTTGATGTTAAAGGTCTTGAGTTTAAAAAAGCAAATTTTCCACCTGTATTAGGTAAATTTTTCCATAAAACCTTAGTTGATGTTTTAAAAGGAGCGGAACAAAGTGAAATAGATAATAGATTAAAATTATTTAAAACACAAATTTTAGATGGAACTATTTCTCTTACAGAATTAGGAAATCCTACATCTGTTAAAAAGTTAAATAAATACACAGAACGTAAAGCTAGAGCAGGAGAAATGTTTTCAATTATAGGTAAAGGAGCACCTGCAGCTGTTAAAGCAACAATTATTTATAATGATTTGCTTAAATTTTGGGGATTAAATAAGACACACAATTATATTACACAAGGTAGTAAAGTTAAATGGATTTACCTTAAACCTAATCCTTATCAAATTGATGCGATTGCTTTTTTAGAGTGGGATTTGCCTGAAAAAATTCGTATATTCATTGAGCAATATGCAGATAGAAAGAAAATTTTTGAATCAATATTATTAAATAAATTAGAGGGATTTTATAATGATCTGGGTTGGACATTAAACCTAAATCCTTACCAACAAATGTTTTTCAACATATGATAAATAAACAAAAACTACAATCAGTAATTAACAAATATTATTTAAATGTTAATGAAGC